ATATATTTTTTGCTTCAAACAACAATCTACTTACTCTAAAAATATTGGCAATGTCGTTTCTTTTTTCGTCGAAAGCTTTCATGGTTTCCATAGCATTATTGGTTGCACGCTCTCGGCCTTTTTCACTTTTTAGATTGTTAATTTTCTTTTGGACTCTCTGAGAATACCAATTAATAAATCCTTGGAATGATTTGTCAGCATCTTCTAAGAAGTTGCCCTTCTTGATTTCGCTGTTGATATAAATGTTTAAGAATGCCGATGGTAAATCATCATAATTAATAGAACCGCTCACTTCATCAGCGGCTTTAACTAGTCTCAGTACTTCAGTCTCTTCTTCATCAGTAAGTGTTACAATACCGGTATCATCTGTAAAAAATGCGTCGTCAAACCAGACACCAGGGGCTCGTCTGAGTCCTGAAACATCTGCACCGAAGCTCGCACCACTATCTAAACTGTCGTACGTTGTATGGAACACAATTCCAAATTTAGACTGCTCAATTTGTCTTCCAAGATCAGAATCAACTGGAACAGCGTACACAATTGTGTTTGGTTTAAATTTGTAATGTGGTTCGCCGTCGATATCGACAGTGCTAATCATCTCATCATCAAACATAAAATCACCCTGTAAGATGTTTTTAATGTTCAGCGCTGGCAAATATTCAAGTGCTTTCGTCAACTTGTCGACAAGCCCCGGGGCATGCCCGTGATTCTTGACAATATCTTCTTTTGTATAATTAATCTTTGGAACTTTGTTAAAGATAGATTTAGTTCCAACAAAAAACTTACCGTTTTCGGGATTAATCCCCGCAAAGATAGCAGGCGCTCCGTCCCATTTGACGGACGTTTGAATCTTAGACTTGGTGTTACCCTTGAGAGTCTTTAAAAGCTCTAGAAGAAAAGCTCTGGCCATTTTATAGCCCTCTGGACCTCTGGTGAGAACTAATTCTTCTAAGTGAGTAAGGTGAGTGTTAGCTTTCGCCATTATTCATCCCCTTTAGACTCTTCTATAATATTAAGTTTTTCTTGGAGAACAGACATATCATTTTCCATTCTTCTGGCGAATCTCTTAACCTCACGCAGATGAGTTTTTGCAATTTGCAATCTGCGCTTTTCGGTCATAGTTCTAGGTTTAAGATTGGAAATTATTTCTTGGAGACCCTGAATATAGGTAAAGATGTTCTTTTCATCTAGACTCTCGGTAAGAAAATCTCGCCAATCGGAATTTAATGACATGTGTTCGTCCTCTTTTAAGTTTAATAATAGTTTATGAATGAATAGGTTTCTGCACTTTTTAAGTACAACTTTTATACTTACCGTTCATTATCTTAGCCTCGAAGGTGCTTTCTGAGCAAACTAGCAATAGCTTCTTGCAAATCTTCTTTCTTCGTATCTTCATCTTCTGTGTCTTCTTTACCTTTTGCAAGGTCTTTCGATCCCTTACCATCAGCAGCGTAATCAGGAACCATTTTTCCGTCCGGACCTTTGACCATTTTTTTCTTCTTTGCAATCTTCGCTTCGTCTATTTCTTCGTCTTCTTCTTCATCTAAGCGACGACCACCAGCAGCACGTCCAGCACCGCGGTCAGCTAAATCAGACTTTGATTGTTCATCAAGCTCTTCCTCTTCGCCCTCATCAAGAGTTTCTTCTTCATCTTCGGCTTCAGACATTTCATCCTCGGGCGGCTTTTTTCTCTTGTGTGGAGTACGACGTTCAGCTGCGCCTCTTGCTTGAGCTAACTCTTCAATTTCTTCTTCCTCTTCTCCCTCGGTTTGAATTTCACCGTTTCCGCTGAATTCATCAAACTCTTGCAAGGAATTAAATTTAAAACCCCATGCTTCTGAGATTAAGGTACCAATCTCTTTATTTTTCCAATCTTTTGTAGACATCTTGTTTTCTCCTTTTTGTAGATGTTCGTAATAAATAGTGTTTTCTTCTTTTAACTTGTCTTCAAAGTCACGAAGACACATACTACCGTCTCTATTCGCATTCATCTCCATTTGTCTTAAATGGGGATTGCTTTGCGCATAACCTTTGCCCATATCTCCGGCATCATCAAATTGTCCATCACAATTTTGTTTATGATGGACAAGTTCATGACCCAAAGAACGAAGTATATCTTTTGGGTGCCGACCACTTATGTATAAAGTAACAGATCTTGCCTCTGGGTCATAAAAGGCAGTTTTACCAAATGGGTTTTTGGCATTTTCTGCATCATTTCTTAAAAATAGACGAGGCGGATCCTTAAAACCAATTTGCTTTTGAGCAAAGGGAATAAATTGCTTAATAATATTTGTTAATAGTTCATTATTCATAAAAAACCCACTGTAAATAGTATTTAGCTATTCAATTCACTATCAAATTCGCCACTCTTAACTAATTTTAAATTCAAAGTGAACAGCTCTTTTTCTTGAAATTGTTCATTCAATGGTTTAACAGTGGCTATTGACACCATTCTATCTGATTTTATCATATTTTCTAATTTGATTAAAATGCCGTAGTTGATATTCCATTCTTCGGAATGTTTATCCCAAGTTGTCCACTGTACGATATCGCCTACTGAGAACTCTTCGCTTGCTAGCTGACCAAATTTTTCTTTTTCATTCATTATTACTAACTATCCAACAACACACGCCTTCTTTCAAATATTTTACTAATTGAGTTTCAGCTTCTTCAAATTTTTTATATATGCCCACATCTTTTATATTATCAGCAAACAAAATTTTTAAAGTAAACATTTTCTCGGTTGGTATCGAAGTTTTAGTACCTTCATCGAATGCAAAAAGTGTTTTATTCTTTTTTGACCTCATATTATTAGTAACCCCCAAAGTAATTACTAACTATTGCTATTTTGAAATATTATTAAAAGTGCCAAAAGCGTGACAACACTAAGTTCAAATCCAACTAAAAAATACAAACTCCAAGAAAACAGTAAAGTTGTGACCAACTTCCAAAAAAAATTATATTGATATAACATTAGTCAAACTCAGAAAAATAGATTTCTTCTTTATCAATTTGGATCAAGAACCCGTCAAAGGTATAAACTAAGTAATTGTCTTTTCTTTCTTCGATAACGAGGGCTTTCTGGCCGCGCTTAACATTAATAAAAGACTTACTTTCAGGTTGATAACAGAAGAGATACCCTGTGCCTCTAATACAAACTTCGGGAACTAATTGTATTTTATCAAGTTCTTCTGGTTCCTTGTATGGTATTTTACCATTCATTTGTTCAGCAGCAAGTTTAATTGTTGCGACTAAGGAACTGCTTATCTTTTTTGCCATTTTACATCATATTAGTTAGAGCTAATGCTGATGCCATCAAAGCTTGAATTACCATAAACATGGTAACAGATTTTGTTTTAAATTCTTTTAATTCTTCGATTTCTTGTAAAGCAGCTTTGACTTGTGATGGAGATGCGACATCATCCATTTTTTCTTTCCAGGCTTTTATATCTTGTACTCTGTCCTCTTTTGCCTTAAGTTCTGTTAATTGCCCTTTAACATCTTGTAATTCAGTACGCAAAGCTTCGATACCACTTGACATGGTTTCAAGCTGTTGTAAAACTAACTTTGAGTAGGTTTCCCATCCATTTGCATCGCTCATTTATTATGCCTCCACAATATTAAGTAGTGCATTCACTCGCCCACTAATTCAGGTTTTCCATGCTTAACCAAATATATATTAAATTTTATCTTACGTTCAACCGATTCTAGTTCTTTTTTGACTTGATTCATGTCATCAATATTAATCTGAGAATCATCATAAAATTCTATTTCTTTGATGTTATCATATTTTGACAGCACTGTATTAACAAGATAATTACCCTTGTTAGCTCCCTCTACTCCAATCATAACAATGTTATCAGTCGGGATTGGTTTCTCGAACGTCCGGAGTACTCGATGTATATCATCAATCGATACTGGTGCCCGGGCCGTTAACACCATAACCTGTGTATCTGAGTCAGTTAATCTATCTCGCATAATTGATGTTATATTGGGGTTTTCAGTTGCATTATGAACATTGTCAAGTGGTGAAAAGTCAAATTCATATCTATCATCATCTTTCACTGCATCGTATTCTTCTTGAGATCTAGTTTGAAATTCTTCACCCGTTTCTTTGTTAATAACATTAATATAACCTTCGGTAAAAGCAATTGTTTCATCAAAATCAAATATAGATAAGCGAGTAGCACTCCCTATATTCTCAAGTAGGGCACTAGGGCCGGTTTCTTCAAATCTTAATCTATCTGTGCCTGCACGCTGGGGTTTATTATCAAAAGGCGCACCAGATTTGAGATTCTTGTGACCTGATTTGGTTGAGTAGATATCATTCTTTCGGCGTTGCTTCTTATACTTTTTTTGTGCTTTACTTTTAAGCGGTGTAGGTTCAGTCTTGGATCTCTGGTCGCGCTTTTTCTCAGCTATATACTCTCGCCAATTTTCAAGTAGGAGTTTCACTGTGATTTAACCTTGTACGTCATATCCAAGTTTTTAAGAACTCCATCACCCATTAACATAATTGTAGCCTCACCATCTGCATTATCCATAATACTTATTGTAAGATCGGCATCTCTTTCTACACGGCTATCAAAGCCGTTTCCGACGCCCATATCTGCTACCTCGATATTTTTTTGACCTAATAAATCTTTCAATGTGTTTAATAGAGAATTACCAAAAGCATCTTGATCTACATTTGCGCTCGGGACAATATCTGCGTCTAAACTAATCTTCAGACCATCAGGTACAGAATCACCAAGTTTTTTCATAACTGTATCAGCGACATTTTTACCAAGATCTTGAGACATTTTAATATCGTGCTTCTCTACTTGTTGTTCTGCAGCCGCGGCATTGAACATATCTTCCCAAGTGTCTGCTTGTGCGGGATTAGGAGCAACAACACCGGCAGCAGTTGTAATTAACATTCCAGCGGCAACCATCTTCTTAACCCACCCCGGAATACCTTCCTGGATTTGCTCTTCTGTAAGTTGGATGTTATTTTCTGTGATGTACATCCGAATTATTTGTTCAGCTCTTTGTTCGCTTAAGTAGCTATTCCAATTTTCTAATATAAGTTTCATTTTATTTCCTTTACCGAGTCTTCCATCATATCATCAAAGTCAGTGCGCAACTTAATCATAGGATTAAATTTAGCATGTTTTCGCTCTAAAAGCAAGGACCCTTGTGGTTTTACTAAGGTTCCGTCAACTTCAACGCCTTCAAAATCAATTTCTGTCTTTTGTTTATAGATTACCTTTGGTTCTTTTTCATCGTTAGCGTATGCAACGCTCGACAATAAAAATAATAGTGCATATTTCATTCTTCTATTTGTTCCTCTTTGATAGATTCTTCAGTCAGTTTCTCAGGCTTGCTAGTTAGTGTAACCACTAAACTAATGCATGCAAAGCCCAATATAAATAGGTCCATTTTAATTATCGTAGGTTTCGTCTATTTTATCAGACACCATACCTTGAGCTTTTAGCATATCTTGTGCGTCAACCTCTTTAAGAATAAGATTACCGGTATTTGGTTCATAATACATACCAATAAGATCTCCAGTGCTTACATTCTTCATTTCTTCTTCAGTTATAGTTATTTTACCACCATTTTTCTTGACCAGCATCGTAAGCAGGCTGAAGAGGTAGTCAGGATCTTGGAGATATTTACTCATCATCTTTTCCTATATTTGATCTTTCTTGCCAGTCGGCCGAAATATCATCATCTTCAATTGGTCCGCCTTTCGCCCAAGTGCGGCATGCCCGGGCGGAATGGCATTTAAAATGATGCATCCAACAGTAGCCTAATTCGCCATCATCATCTGATGTCTCACCTGGCATACACTCTTTCATTCTTGGGGAAATATCAAAAGCGGTGCAGTTACCACAATTTGAAGCTTCGGCGGCTTCAACATTGGTATTCCAATATTCTGCAATTTCTTCCCAGTAATCTCCAGGTTCATCAACATTGAGAGGCCCGTATTGAATATGGTCAGCTTGGATTGCTGAATCTCTGTTCTTAGTGTTAAGTTCTAAGTCTTGAGTCGCCGGCGGACAGATTAAGCCCTTTACCTCCACAATAAACTTTCTCCAATTTTCAAGAACGAGCTTCATGAGTTTAAAAAATCCTTCCAGTTACGAACAACTGATTCATTTGTTTGCATATGCGATGGTTGACGAGCATTGATAAACTGAGCCAACACTCTGTTGAACACCACGTTAAGGTTGTCTTCATCGTCCATCTCGCCCTCTACAAGCTCGACAAACAATCCAGTCATA